GTAGTTACAGATAACCTAACAGATAATCAAAATAAACTTGCTTATATTCGTAGGAGAGCAACAATATAAATCAAACAACTAACAATTAAATCTATTATATAATATGCCTTGTACAAAATGCGAAAACGGAAAATATAAGTGGGGAGAAAATGGAGAGTGTAAATACGATTCAAAAGAAGCTTGTGAAAAAGCAAACCCTAATCATTATAAAAAATCAAAAATTACTAAAATTGTAGAATTAATAATTGCAGATTCTAATCAGGAAATGACTATAGATGCTATTAGTTTAGTTACTAATCCTGCTATAGAACAAGATTTTGTTTATATGAAAAAACATAAAAACAATTTAACATTTGCTAAAATTGATGAAGAAAAAAGAATGGTAATTTCTCCTGCTCTTATTCCTAACAAGCAAATTTTTAGACACGATCCAAATACAGATTCAGATTTTTATGTATATTTTTCAGTTGATACAATAAGAAAGGCTAGTGAATTATATTTAAAACATAACAATCATCATAGTGCTACTTATCAGCATGAAGAAGATGTTAAAGGAATTTTAACTACTGAATCTTGGATTAAATCAGGAGATCAAGACAAATCTAATTTATATGGCTATGATTTACCTATAGGCACATGGTTCGTTACTATGAGAATAGACAATGATGAAATTTGGAAAAAAATTAAAGATGGCGAACTACGTGGAATAAGCATAGAAGGCTACTTTATTGATAAGATGCAAAAAATGTCAGAAACAAAAAAACCTTCTAATGAAGAAATACTTTCAGCTTTAAATGAAATTATAAAAGACATCAAAAATCAAACAACTAAATAAATTTTCTATTATATTAAAAACAACTAACTATGGATTTAAAAAATCAAATATTGGTAGCACTTGGACTAAATAAAGATCAAGAAGAAGTTAACCTTGAATTTCAGGCAAAACTGGAAGATGGTACAATTATAGTATCTACTGCTGTTTCCTTAGAAGCAGGAAGTGATATTTCAGTTCTTACCGAAGATGGTTCAACAATATTATTACCAGAAGGTAAATATCGTACAGATGAAGGACAAAACTTTTCAGTAGAAAAAGAAGGAATTGTTGCTGAATTATATGATGATGAAATAGAAAAAGAAACAGAAGGCAATCCTGTAGAAGAAGAAATGGCTGAAGATGGAGAAGAAGCAGATGTAGCAGACTGGAAAGGAATGGAAAAAAGAATACAAAACCTTGAAGACGCTATTTCTGATCTAAAAGGAGATAAAGAAGAAATGGCTGAAGATGATGGTAAGGAAGCTGATGTTGCAGATTGGGCTGGTATGGAAAAAAGAATACAAAACCTTGAAGATGCAGTTGCTGACCTTAAAAAAGATAAAGTAGGAAATATAGAAGAAGAAGAATCAGATGTAGAAATGGATTCAGAAACTAGTCCTACTCCGAAAAAAATTAAAACTACAGAAGAAGTAGAATTTGAATATCAAGCTAAAATAGATGAGTTAAAATCTAAAGTAATTGAATTATCAAATGAACCTGCTGATAAGCCTGTAGTAACTAATAAATTTAGTAAAGAAAAAGAACATAGTAAATCTAATCTTGAAAAAATGACTAAAAGAGAAAGAATACTATATAATATATCAAAATAATTAATAATTTAAAAAATAATAATCATGGCTTTAACAGTAGCAAGTAATTATGCAGGCAAGGCAGCAGGTTTTTACCTAGCAGCAGCAATGAGAGAAGCAACTTCTCTTGAACATTTAACAGTTTTACAAAATATTAAGTTTAAAGAAAATTTACAAAAATTCGCTGCATCAGGAATGATACAAAACGCAAATTGTAACTTTACACCACTCGGTGCTTTAGCATTAACAGAAAGCATCTTAACTCCAAAGAATCTACAAATTAACACAGAATACTGCAAGGAAGAATTGCTAAAAAGTTGGGAAAGTGAGCAAATGAAAGCAGGTGCTATGAATGATAATGTACCTAAGTTTGAAGATTTTGTTATTGCTAATTTCACACAACATATTGCTCAAGGAATTGAGGATTCAGTATGGAATGGTGCTGCTGCAAATGCAGGACAATTTGAAGGGTTTTTAACGGCTGGTACAGGTGCTTTTGCAGTAAATGGTAATGTTATTCAAACAAATAATGCAGGTGGTGCAGGTGTTGCTTATTTAGCTACTAACATTATAGCAAACTTACAAGGTATAGCTGCTGCAATTCCATCTACTGTTTATGGTAAAGAAGATTTAAGAATTTACATGAACTGGAAAACTTACAGATTATATATCTCTGCAATCTCTACTTTAGGATATGTTAATGCTTATTCTATGAATAGTGATTACGAAGCTATGTTTGAAGGAATTAAATTATCAGTTGTTTATGGTATGCCTGATAATTCTTTAGTTGCTGCACAAACATCAAATTTATTTTTTGGAACTGACCTAGTTTCTGATATGGCTCAACTACGTCTTTTAGACATGAGGCCTCTTGATGGATCGGACAATGTTCGTGTTATTGCTAAATATTCTGCTGGTGTGCAAGTAGGAATAGGTGCTGAAATAGTACAACAAAACTAATTAACACAATTATAGAGAGGGAGAGTAAAATCTCCTTCTCTTTAACTTTTAAAAAAATAAAAATATGGCTTGTAATTTAACAAAAGGAAGGGGAATCCCATGTAGAGATTTAGTGGGAGGTGTTAAGTTTATTTATTTTGCTCAATTAGATGAAATTACTTCTTTAACAACTGTAGCATCTGAAATAACTGATATTGAAATGGGTACAAATGATATATACAGATATTCAGTAAGGAGAGGCAATGCTAGTGTTACGGAAACAATTACTGGCTCTACTGAAAATGGTACTGTTGTTTATGCTCCATCTGTAAATGTAAAGTTAACAGGACTAAGCAAAGCAGATCAAAATGAATTAAAACTTTTAGCACAAAATAGATTAGTAGTATTTGTACAATTAAATCAAGTATTATCAACTAATGACCATAATGTGATATTATGTTTAGGAGCAGTAAATGGATTAGACCTAAATGCAGGAACTAATGCTTCAGGAGCAGCTTTTGCGGATTTAAACGGATACGATTGGACATTTGATGGTCAAGAATTTGCACCAATGCAAACAGTAGCTGATTACACAGCAGTTCCGTTTGACAATTCAGGATTTACTATAGGTGCAGTTGTGACGGCGTAATTAGATTTAATATATAAATTTAAGGGACTACTTCGGTAGTCCTTTTTTTTTCCAAACAAAAAAGACTTTTTTCTATTATATAATATGATACATGGACAATACGATCAACCTTATACTTTTTATACAACAACAGAAGAAAAAAGAATAGATAGATCAGTACCTTCATCACAAATTAGATTTCTATATAAATTAACTAATGATATGGATCAAAATGTTGTTTATTCTTATGGACAAACACAATTAGTAAATAATAGATATACAAGAGTTAATATGACACCTAGCACAACTGCATTACAAGATGTTTTTACAGGTAAAGTAAATTTTTTACCTAATGGATATTGGACATACGAAGTGTATGAGGTAAGTTGGAATAGTGCAAATCCCGTTTTAGCTACAGGTACTGCACCAATAAATGAAACAGATACATTAAGCCCTCCAAGCAACTCTAAGGGCATAGTACAAGGATTAGTAGAGTTAGGTAAGCTATACATAAAAGAACCTACAGGTGGAGAAGAAGTAAAGTATGATTCTTATACAAGACCTGCACAAACAAATTACGTTTACGTTAGTTAATAAAATAAAAAAATGGGAATAAAAAATACACAAGCATTATTAAATGAGCAATTAGGTGGATTAGGTGGAGTAGAGGTTTTTACAACTACTGCACAAACAGGTAAAGATTATTATGCAATATACTTTGTTCAGGAAAGTGTAATATCTTCAATTACTATGGCTAATTCTACAGGATCAGCAGCACTTGTAACGACAATACCTGCTGGAATGACTTTATTTGGTAATACTACTGCTATAACTCTTACGAGTGGTCTTGCTATTGCTTATAAAAACTAATATATGTTAGCATTAGCAAACAAGCTAACCAATTCTACGCAGCCTATCTATAGGTTTGTAAATAAGTATTCTATTGACTTTGATGGAGTAGATGATGT